AAAGATGGTAAATTCCGCCGCATTCCGGCTATACGGCAGGGCGAGCGAACACTCCGGGTAATCCCCCTGCGCGGGGAAACTGATTGTCCTCATTTTTGTCTCCTCCTCAATATCAACAGTACTCAAATCACACCTTTGCGAGGCGACCGCCGCCGTACGTGTACACGCCCGCCGCAGCGTTGGTGAGATGGAGGTCGAACAGGCCGTTGTTCGGGCCGTTGTTCCAGTTGCCGCCATAGAAGCGATGCCCCTTCCGGTGTTACCCGGAATTCTTCGTTGACCGGATCCAGCCTCCGATCATCTTGCCGATTTCGTTGATGTACCTCGACCACACCTCATATTTATGAACATTGATCAGTTTTGACTCGAAGCTTTCGGAGACAAGCTCTCTCAGGAGATCAAGCTCGATGTCAAGATCTTCCAGCGTGGTCTTCTTGTAGTACCTCTTTTTGCACCGGCTCACCAGTCGCTGCAAATTGCGTGTGGTAATCCGTATATCCTGGCAAAGGGAATGCCTCTCCGTGCGGGGAAACTGCAAGAGCGCACCCCGTTGGTAGGCGGAAAGCCGCCGCAACTTGTCCTGTAAAAGCAAAGGAGCCACAGACGAAGAGCCCTCCGCTTTCGCGGAGGGCTCAGAATTCAGGGGAACAGTACTCAAATCACACCTTTGCGAGGCGACCGCCGATGCCCGTGCTCACGGCCGTCGCAGCGTTGTTGAGATTGAGGGAGAACAGGCCGTAGTTCGGGCCGTGGAGCCAGTAGCCGCCATGATAGCAAACCTTCGTTGTGCCGTCCTTCGTGATCCAGAAATAGTCGCTCCACGAGCCGGAATCGGAGGCCGCTGCCGTTTCTCCTGGAATAAAGAGCGCCCCCAGGTCAAACGTTGCGCCTGCAGCCACGCTCATATCGACCACCCATCCGCTGCTTGGCAGAGTAAAGCCCGTGTTGACGTAGGCCCTCGTTCCGTCCTTGTTCCACACCCACAAGACGCCATCCCGGTTTTCAATGCCCTGGACCATCATCCACACGTTACCCCACAGCTCATGCAGCGCGCGCCAGATGGCCGTAGTAGTCCCGGTCTGCATCGCCGATCCGCCGGACGGGGCATCACAGTTCCCCCGGCCCAGCGAGACCTGCGCGTCTGGGTTCCCCATCTCCACAAGGGCAAGGTACTGGATGGCTGCAAGCTGATAAATGTCGATGAGCTGAAACCCGGTGACGCCGCCGGCATTGCGCGCGGTGCACCTGCTGAGCATCGTAGTGAAATTGATGGAGACGAGGGGAGCCTTGTTGTTGGTACTGCCTACCTTGCTCCCTCCGTCGTCGTACCCCTCATAGGCCCCTACATAAAATTGGTCGATTTCCACGCCGGACGAATTCAAAAATGCGGGGTGGGCCTGAGAACCGCTGAAGGCTGTTTTGTTTATGAACCGCGCCCGCTTCCCGACATAGGGGCCTTCGGTGAGCAACACGTTGGCGTAATGGAATTTCTTGATCTCGACCATGCACTGATTATCAATCGCCGACGTGTTTAAACTATATTCCGACCGGCTGGAGAAATATCCAGGAGGGCACGCCACAGGATTGCCGTAAAGGTCCACCCTGTCCCACACGCCGGCCCCGCCGCCCGTCTGGACGAGGACGACACCGATAGGCTCGGTTAGGGAGGGGATGCGACGGGGGCCGGAATAGAGAAGGCTATCTGGGATCGTTAGAGGCGCCTTTTCGTCGAGAGCCGCCTGGAGCCCATCCACACCGGCGATTGTATTTTGAGAGGCATACCCGAGACTATTCCAGGACGTAACACCATCTCCAATTTTCCACTTTCCAGTATCGAGTTCCAGCCCTATCTCCCCTTCTGAGAGGAGTGGATCTGCACTCGTCCATTCGGATGCGAGCCCACGTCTGAATTGAATCTTAACTGCCACTTGGACCGCCTCCGTCCACCGCTGTATTTCCGCCGTACACTGACGATGGGGTGCCGCAGTCAAACTCCCCGGACAGTCCGGCAATCGTGTCCCCATCCTGCAACTGCTCTATCTGACCTCCGTTCAACACTAGTGGATGTCGTGTCGCCATGGCGCCGCCCTCCTAGAGCTTGATGGGTTCCCGGATGGAGATCTCCAGCTCGGTCGTGGAGATAGCCGTCCCGATCCGCACCACGAAGTTCCCTGCGGTGGATGGGGGGGTGGGCGTGATCAACCCTGCGGTATCAGCCGAGAGGTAGTAGGCCGATCCCGCAGTCAGACCGGTCAGGCCGGCCAGTATCCCGTCCGTCTGGATCGCACCGCTTGCGGCTGATTCGATGGCCGCATCAGCAACCAGCCCGATAGCCTTCGCCGTGGCGCTTGCATCCGCCTTCGATTTGCTCACTACTCCAGCCGCGGAGATGTACACCACATCGCCGAGGACGAGGCTCTCTGCTGCCTCGAGGATGGCCACGTCCTTTCCGGTGGTCGCCGCGTCGAGGCTGTCGCCGGACTGGAGCTGTTCTATCATGCCGCCGTTGATCACAAGGGGTTTTCTGCTCGCCATTTTTATTCTCCTCCTCACAGCCTCACGGGCTGTTCGATATTCACGGCCAGCGTATCGGTTGACATCGCTGATCCGAGTCTCTGGACATATTCCCCTGCTCCGTTTGCCGGAGTTGCTGAAATAACACCGTCTCCAAGGTAGTAGACATTTCCCGCCGTAAGCCCCCATCCTGGAATCTCAAGGAAGCCCGAGAGAAGAACGGGGCAGGCCGATCCAGGCGCAGTGAGTTTCACTGCCAACCCGATGGCCGGATGGTTCTTGTCCGCATGGACGACCCCTGAACCGGACCGGCGTACCGGCACTCCTGCAGAGATGGGAACTGTCGCCACGTTTTCAAATTCCGCTGACGCGAAATCTGCATCTCTTCCAGGTCTCCCCTGCGGCCCAGGGCTGGAGACAATGAGTTTGCATGGGCTCCTCTCATTTACAATCAGGCCCATGGGAGCCCTCTCGTTAACGATGATCGGCATGCTCTAGCCTCCCTCCGGAATGTCCCTTGTGGCCTCCGGAGTGACCGTCCACATCCCGTCAAACAGCCGCGTCCGGAACCCCTCCGGTGAGGTCACCTCAAGTGCCGTCAGCACCACACATTCCCTGTCCATGCCGAGGAGCGAAGACTGCTGGTGCGTCAGGTCAATGTCCACAGTTCCGGTATCCTCGTGGATCGTCAGGCCGTCCCCGTCCGTCAGGGTCACAAGCGGAACGGGATCGTTGTATCGTCTCCTAAAATCCATCTGTGCCGTGTATCCCGCCATGGTCACCGGAGTCACCCCGTCAGGCTGAACCCATTGAACGAAATCATGGAACGATGCCCCGGCGGGGATGGTAATATCCCACCGGGGAACGTCCTCACCAACAGGCATTTCGATCCCTCCTCAACAAGAATCATTCTCGTATGCTTTTGTAGATAACAAACGTAAGGGATGAATTAGCGTTGCCAGCGGACAGCTCAAACTGGCCCGATCCACCACCATTTCATTCTGCGGGAAAGGGATCCGGCAACTTCATTCGATCAGGGGCCATATCTTCAAAACAGCAGTACCGGATGCACTCCCCACGGCTCTGTGGGAATTCGCAGTTAAAGAGAATACTGACATATATCCCCTTGCCCTGCTTTCCAACTCCTCATATCCAACGGTGAAGGGGAGATAATGCTGTCCGCTTGTGCGAATATCGTAGTCGTAATATCCACTTCCCATGTTTGAAGTCACCGTGAACCTGCCACATCCTCCCACCGGAACCTGATAATAGTCGTAGGTCAGCACACTCCCGGAAGGAGGAGCAACGGCAAATATCACATTGAAGGTGTACTCAGTCGGATTTTGGATGAAATAATCAACCCCAAGCTCCTGTTCAACACCATCAAGCAAAACCTTCAAAGACGAGCCTTTCCAGTATTTTCTCGTGTAATACGAGAGCACTTCAAACGTTTTCCTCGTCCCGTCCGGCTGCGTCCCTGCCGTGGCTGTCAAATGCTCCGAAAATTCCGGCGGTGCATATTCAAGGGTCACCGTCCCGCTGTTTGCATGAGACACAGAAAATGTACCATCCCAGAAATCACTCAGATCCTTGCAATTCAGGTATCCCGAATTTACTTGCGAGACCCACGCATACTGCGGATGATCCGAGTGATTGTCGAATCTTCCAGCCATGCTCTTGTCATAAATGATGTATGAGTCGGACGTATACCCCGATTCTCCGGGATGGGACGAACATTCATCCAAGACTTCTATGTTGGTTTGGAACGAAACTCCCCCACCAATCCCAAGAGCCATATTTCCGATACTCATGGAAATTCCGGGACTGGCATAATAGGAATCCTGCGGCCCGGGAGGGGCGTTTACCCTTGCCCCTCCGCTGAGAATGAGCTTGCACGGTTGTCTCCACCCAAGGCGTGATTCTCCGTTCGGGAAGGTGACGCTCTTGTTTTCAACCCCTCCGCCGGAAGAAGAGCCGGAGAGGATATAGGTTTCCATGGCATCATCACCCTGTTTTGTGATAACGATGGGGCCATCCTTCAGTTCGACCCACGAGGTGGGCACCTCATCGACATACAGCCGGACCTTCGGGGAGAACTCCGTTGTTTGGCCTTCCTCCAGACCTTCCGAGAGGAAGTAATCGTGCTGAATCCCCTCAAAATCTTCGTCTGCAAGCATGGCTGCAGTATAAGTCGACGATTCACCGTCACCGAAATCAACTTCTATCGAGTCGATGACTGCCTCTCCGTAATCCACGGCAAACAGCACAGGGAAAGGCTCAAAGGGAAACTCCCGGACTCCCGCCATGGGAGTCGCGGTAAAGAGAATCAGCCCCAGGGTAATAGTCTCCCCGTCCACCCATGGAGTAGAGCGAAGAATCCCCATGGAGCTCCACCCCAACCGGGCAGAGGGAACGAACTCCTGCTCCCCTTCTTTCGTCTTGACGTAGACGTGCTTCACCTTCGGCCACGCCTCCCCTGCGCTCATCCACTCCGATCCATCCCAATACCAGAAAGCGGACCCGACTTTCCAAATGTCATATTTCCTTGCTCCGCTGGAAGGGAGATCATCCGTGGAAGCCTTGGTCCCCTTGAGAATGAGGGTGTCCATCTCCGGGCCGATGTTCCTCCACGCCGATCCGTCCCACACATGACGATCCGGACCGATAAGGAAGGCTTCTCCGATCTCCCCTTCTGCCGGAAGCTCCCCTGTTCCGGAAAGCTCTCCCCGAAGAGGGAGCTTGTCTCCGTAGTTGATAGTCTGGCTCGAGATTTCCCCGGAGAAGGCTATGGTGAATTCCACCTCCACCGAATTCAGCCCCGAATCAGGGGTGCCCGTAAAGGCCGTTATCGATGGGGTGGTTCCGATCCCCGGCGATACCGGGATATAGGAAACGACAGTGGGATCGTCGTGCCTCCGGGTCAGGATTTCCCACCCCACGCCCTTCCCTGTGGGGCGTCCGAGGAGCACCTCCTTCCCCGGAGGAAACCGCACCCCGGCCTGATAATCAACCCGGGCCGTTCTCGTTTTCCCGGCGGCTTCTCCTTGGACGCGGACCTGATACGTTTCATAATCAACCTGGGCCACCACCGTTGCCCGAGCCACGTTGTTCAGCCGCTTCGACTTCTTCTCCAGAAGATGGACCACCGCCGTACCGATATCCTCGCTGTCCACCCCCAGGGCACCTTCAATCTCGGAGAACGGAGGAATGGAAGAACACTCCAGCACCACATCCTCCGAGGTCAGGTTGAAAGCCGCCGTGTCTATGACCCACTCCTCACCGTTCCACGAAATAAAGTCCCCGATGAGGAATGGGGCGGCCGGAAGGGTGAACGAACCCGATTTGCAACGGGAACAGTAGTTCAGATAATTTTCCGCCGCCGTTTCGAGAACGGACGTGTCAGCGATCCCGTGAAGGGCGAGCGTTTTTTCCACGGCCCCAAGAGCTGCTATTGAATCTTCGTCCGCCGCCGTGGCCGAGAGATGGACGCTGTGCTTCTTCACCTGCAGCACCTTGGAAATATCCGGCTTCCGGAGACCGCCCTCGTTCGTGGTCCTCTGCAGATGGAATAGGCTGTCCGTCTCGCTGTATTCGTAGTACTCGTTCCGGGAGGATTCCAGGATCCCCGGCATCTTCGGCAGGCCGAAGCGCCTGATCCACTCCTTGGAGTGCCATTGGGACTCCTCTTGGAAATACCAATCCACGTACTCGTCTATCTGGATCGGCGCCTCTTCGTCAAGGTACGTTGACGTTGTCTTCCGGTACCGGCGATAAAAGTACCAGTCCGCGAGAGGGTTCGCCCTACGCTCGACAACAGATTCCTCGTAGATCACAAGAGAATCGCCCGTCCCAATGGTGTACGTGGTATAGCTCGTTGTTTTCTCGAGGTCCGCCGTCTCCGCCTTGTCGTACCGGGTCAGGTTCCCCGCCGTGTCCCATGTCCAGGACTCCGATACACCCCGCCCGTCTCCGAGATTGGAAACGACAGATTGAACCTGCTCCCCGATCTTCGTCACCGTCCGAGTAATCCCATACCCCGTTTCCACCGTCACGGTGGGGTCTTCGAGGGGGTCAACGTCCTCAGTCCAGTCTCCGTCCACGGTGATCACGACCTGATTGGCGTATCGGTCCACGTCAATTCCCGTGGAGGCTTCGAGGGGGTCAACGACCGTCACCGAGGACGGGGAAACAAGCTGGTAACTCCCGTCCGGACAATACCGGAACACCTTCCCCGTGGCCAGACAGACCGACCTGATGAGGTCTACCCATTGGATGGGATCCTCCACGGAACCGAAAAGCTCAATATCGGAGGTGCCGGAGAAGGAGCAGTCCAGGGACGAAAGAATACCGCCCAGAACGGCACCGATCTCCCCTCCGTCGAACTCCGCTTCTCCGGAGAGAATCGCGCTCACCGGGTCCTTGATCTCCGCCCGGTACTCGTTGTCCTCATGGATATACCGGACCTTCGTCACCACTCCGGTAAAGAGGGGAATTTCTCCCCGCTCGACGGTGATCTTCTCCCCCGGGGAAGCCGGTTCGATCATGACGATGTTACCGCTCGCGACACCCCACTCTTCATACAAAAACGATGCGGAAAGGACCTCCCGCCCGTCTGACGTAAATATCTGCGGCATATCCCCACCCGCCTTTATACGTTGTAGACCGTCTCCAGGGTGAGCTGCACCTTCGAGAGGGCCGGATCGATGCAGCCCCTATCCGTAATGGCCAGAATCAGGACGCTGTAGGTTCTCCCGTCCCGGTCCTCGAAGAGCAGGGGCTCTCCCGAGTCGTGGGCAGCCTGAAGGGAGTCGAGAGAATCCAGGGCGTAACATTCGAGATCCCACCGGAAAGCCTTGTCGTGGTTCGTCTTGATGAGCTTGTGCCCGAGCGTCCGCTTCGCCGTTCCGAGAGAAACGAGCCGCCTGCTGTAGTTCGATTCCGTAGTCACCATGGAGAGGGTGACGGCCCCAATCTTCATGGCCTACAGCCCCCTTCCCGCCACGGCGATTGATTTCGCCGGGTCGCCGTTCTTCCCCGCAGCCCCGAACTGAAGGGAATTGATCTTCGTCTGGGCCACCTGGACAGCCTGTTCCACCCATTTCAGCATGTTGTCATGGATCGCCTTGCCCACGGCCTCTCCGGTCTCGTTCCCCGCCGGAACGATCCTCTGGATGGAATCGATGAGCTTCTGCTCCATGGGGTCGAGGTTCACGGAATTGAGGCCGAGGAGATCCGTCGCTCCTCCTTTGCTTTCCCCGGTGGCCTTGTCGATGGTGTCAAAGAGATACGTGATCCCGTCCGTCAACTGGACGATCTTCTCGGTTTCGCTCTCCGAAATGACGGACATGGCCCACTCCGGCTTTTCCGACAGTCCCATAACGGTGGGCGCGTTCTTTTCGACCCCTTTCTTGAGGGCCTCCATTGTCCGCTCGTCCTTCGGTCCGAGGGCTTCCGACATCTCGAGAATCTCTTTCTGGAGGTCGTGGATCTTCTTCCACTCCTCCGACAGGGGAACCAACTTGCTCTTCCATTTGTCGAGAATCGGGAGAAAACGCTCCCCGTCCACGTTCAGATATTCCATGGCGTCCCGGATCCGGTCGAAGGCCGATCCTCCCTGCTTCTTCCCGGCTTCCAGGATCTCCTTCTGGAGGTCAACGATGGCCTTCCACTCCTCCGAGAGTTCCGGGAGCTTCTTCTTCCATTCCTCCAGGGTGCCGAGGAACTTCACTCCGTCAGCGTCGAGGTACTTTATCTGGTCCCGCATCCGGGCAACTCCATCGGCCACTTCCTTCTTGAACTTCTCCATGTTGAAGTCTTCAAGCTGCCTCATCAGATAATCGACGTTTTCTTCCACGTGCCCCGAGTCGATCATCCGCCGGTCATCGCTGGCCATTCTTTTGGTATCGCGGGAGGCAAGATCGACGCTTTCCCGCCAGCCGCCCATGATCCCGCGAGCGTTGTCCACCACTTTTTTCAGCTTGTCCGTGTCCACGGACTTCAGCTCCGTGTTGAAGTTCACAAGCCCCTTCCGGGCCTTCTCAAATGTATCGTCAAGAGTCTGGGCCACCAGGACAAGCGAGGCAATCGCCGTCAGGACCATCCCGCCAGGAGTCAGCCCAAGAGCGGTAAGGGCCGCCCCGATCTTGTTGATAGTACCCGGGACAACGCCGAACATGGTGAACGCCTTGCCGAGCCTCGCCACAAGGGAGGTGGCATTCGGGATCATTCCCATCCCGAGGAGAAGCTCCGCCTTGAACGCGGCGAACATCTTCACGGCGAGTCCAACACCCTTCACCCCTGCAAAGACTGCAAAGCCTGCCGTGAATGTCCCAAGCTGACTCACCATCCATGTCAGACTGTCTCCCACCATTTCAAGCGTCTTGACAAGGCCTTGCAGAACGGGAGTAACGATGCTCTGAATTCCGGAGATGGTCCTCCCGTAATCCGGGCTTCGCATCCACGCGTCCCACTTGTCGCGGACCTTCTGAATCGCTCCGAGCAGAACGTCGAAGGGCCCCCCCGTTCCGGCATCCCCCATAACCTTCTGCTTGAACACGTCCCACATGCCGCTCATGGTGTCGATCACGGCGGACCAGTTGTCCCCCGCCTTCTGCATCATCCCGCCGTAATTTTGCTGGATGACCTTCACGATTCCGGCCCGGATCGCGTCCACGTCGTTTTCCACGGCGAGACGGACTTTTCCGGACCGGACGATCGCCTCTTTACCCGTCCGGTCGATCTGAATTCCCAACCGCCTAAGCTGGAGTGCGTTCTGGGAAATGATGGCCGACGACACATCCGTAATGGAGGACCGGGTTACCACGGCAAGGTCCGCCGCCGCCATGACGGCCTCCTTGGTGTTGTCCACTGCCGCCGTTTTGAGCATGACGAAGGCATTGATAGCGTCGTCAGTATTCACGGGATTCAGGGCGGCCCATTCGTTGATGTCCGCAAACGTCTTTTTCGCTTCTTCAGCGCTCTCCACGACGGCTCTCAGGGAGGTCTGATAGTTCTGGATGGAAACGGCGGACTGCAGGAAACCTGAGGCCATTTCCTTGATTCCGAGGCCTGCGGCTACCGACAGCAGGAGCCCCTTCAACATCCCAACGGCCCCTTTCAGCGTTCCCTCCATCCTCTGGGCAGCGTTTCCGATCTGATCCAGGCTCCTATTCACCACCCGGGCTCCGCTCACGGCACCCGACGGGTCAATGACCGCCTCAAGCACGGGCATTCTTCGTCCCCCCCTTCTTCCTGTGAAATTCAACGAACTCCCTGTCCATGGCCTGAATGACGGAGACGAACTCCATCCGTTCCTCCACGTCCTCTATCCCCGCCAAACGGCAGAAGGCCTCGATCTCCGAGAGGGGAATGTACCCAAGGGAAAATCCTGCTTCCCTGGAGCCGGTGAGTAGAGAAAAGGCGTTCCAGTAAAACAGGTTGTGGTCCTCCACCTCCGGCCTCCCGTCGAGGGCACCAATACGGTGCCCCTTCAGAGCCAGGTCCTCAAGGGCGGAGAGGGAAGCCCCCCACTGCAAATACCAGCGGAGAGCCTCCGTCAGTTTTTTATGGTGTCCTCGAGGTCCTCCCGGCGGAAGTTCGCCACCACGGAGGCCTGCTGCTGGAGATCCCGGAAGAGATCAGGAAGATCGGAAAAGAGCTTGAGGGCGTTTTCCCTCGTAAACTCCAGGGGGTTCCCATTCTCGTCCGTCACGTCTTCCCATCCGAGCAGGACGGAATCCACGAACACTCCGTGGAGGATCTTATCCGCGTCAGCATCCGTGATCGCTCCCGCGTCTATGGCCCGCCGGAAGGGGCGGATCCGGGCCGCAAGGGTTTTCAGAAATTTCGTGTTCGCGCCACCCGCTCTTGCGATCCGGAAACGGAAATCGCCGTAATCGACGACGATTCCATCCTTCTCAAGGTTCGTATCCGTCTGAAAAAACGTGTATGGGCTTCCCATTACGCCACTCCTCTCGTAACCATCAGAGCGCATTCGGCTGTTTCATCGTAGAGCCCCTCCCACCCGAGGGTGATCTTGATGGGCTCGTCCCCGCCCGCAAGGGGCATGTCTCCGCTTGTGAACTTGAGACGGGGCACCTCGAAGGTGTACTTCTCACCCTTCACCGAGCCCAGGGTGAAGGACAGGTCTACCGCCGCACCATCAAGGAATTTCTTGTACACGTCCTTGCTCTCGTAGTAGACCTCCATGTTCCCGCTCACGGCAAAGTCACCGAAGGTTACGCCGAGGGGGTCGAGCGATCCCACCGCGTAATGGGACGCGAGACCGTTCTCCACGTTCATGTCCAGTGACAGAATGTGGACTCCCGCGACGCTCCCGAGATTCAGGCTCGCGAAATCGCTCGCCGCGTTGATCACTCCGGTCGTCGTCGGGTCCGCGTAGGTCGCCCCGGCAAGGGCCGCGTCGGCGTAGGCCTCCGCCTTCCCCATAAGGTCGAAGGACCCGGTGACGATCTCCTTCGCCCGGCAGGCCAGGCTGAAGCCGTTGAGCCGCATTCCCGTATACCGGTAGTAATCCGCCGTGCTCGACCCCGTGGGGATTTTCCGCTCGAAGGCGAAGGACTTCATCGCCACGCCGTTTTTCAGCACGTCGTTGCTCCAGTCGTTGCAGAGCACCGCCGCCAGCAGGGCATCATACGTCCCATAGGAAAGCTCGAAGTTGAGTGATCCCGTCGCTCCGCTCCCAACCTTGATGGAATCTGTAGGATTGCGGTCGCCCCGTTTTTCTCCGGATTTGACTGTCTCCACGTTCCCGTTGAACGTGGCCGGGGGCACGAACCGCAGGATCTGGAATCCCGGAGTCGCCGGTATCGTCCCCCACGTTGTTTCCCCCACCATGGCAAGCTGTTCCAGGCTCGCACTTATAAGTCCCATAGCCGCACCTCCTTATCCAATCTCGTCCCGGTGGAACGGGACGTTCACATTCGCCTGGAGCCAGCCCGGTGAAAGGCTCTCCCCCAGGGCCACCGCATAGGCCGCGCCGCACCAGACGTTTTCTCCCACCCGCTCCCCCTGGAATATGGGGATAACGTCGTCCACTAGGCTGCAAAGCCTTCCGTCTCCGTCCCCGAGGGGAACGAAGACCTGTACCGTTATCAGCCCCGCATGGCGGACGATATTCCTGCCCGGAGCCCCTGCGGAGATATAGTCCGCCTCCCCGGGAATGACCGAGAACCGCACCCATGGGGAAGGCGGAGCGGGTGGAGTAAAGGGCGTATTCCCCCAGGCCACAGGGACGTCGCTGTTGTACAGCTCCCACCGATTGAGGAAATGATTCGCCAGCCGCTCGAAGCACTGCTGATACGACACGGCCTCACCTCTTCCTCTTCAGCGCCGCGTTGATCTCCTCCACGGAGATCCCGAGAATTCCCAGGGGCGCCTGACCGGAATGGCCGTTCTCAAGGGGGGAGGCATAAGGGAGATTGTTCGAGACGTGCACCGCCCCCTGCGCGATGTCCCGGTAGCCGCCGAGCACCCGGCTTCCCCGGGAAACCGCGTCGTTTTTGTACTTTTCCCCCCGCTTGGAGGTCGGCTCGTCGATGGTGCTCTCGTCGGCGGCGCCGATCCCCGTCATCCAGTTCGCCCGGAAGCGCCCTGTATCTACCGGGCTTTTCAGAGTCACCTTCCGGAGAAGATCCAGGGCGATCTTTCGGACAAACAGCGGAGCCTGCTCCGTCGTGAGCTTCTTCCCCCACTCCCGGAGCTCCAGGGAGAACCGCTTCGCATCGGCCACGAAAATCACCTCTTCAGCAGCAGCTCGTAATAGAGCACCTCGCCCCCCGGCTGCAGGGGAGCGACATCCAGCACCGTGTACCGGGTGCCCTTCACTTCGAGAAGATCCCCTGCGGCAGGGACGGTATCGATCTTCGGCGAAAGCATGAGTTTCAGATCTCCCGTTCTGACCGGGGCGCCGTCCACAAACCTGAACGCGTGGGACAGAATCAGCCCCTTTCCCGGAAAGGTCTCCTCCGCCCGGGGCGCCGGATCCCAGGGACTGCCCGTCGCCTCCACCGCAGTACGGATCAGCGTCACATCGAAGCCAACTTTCCGAATGGACGCGGCGGCCTTGTCCGCCTTCGCTTGCCAGTTCATCGGATCGTCAGCTCAATCTCAAAGCGGTCCCCTCCGTAGAGATTCCCGCCTTCCGGTACCGTTATGTCGGCTCCCTCCGTCGCGCCCTCGGTAAGGCTGCCGACAGCAGTGAATCCAGTTGCGGGGGCGTCGTCCCATGTAGCATCACCGTCAACCGTAAGCGCCGCTAAAAACTCGTCGAACGGCGTATCGGTCAGCGCCTGTATCGCGCTTTCAATCGCCGCGGCCGCGTTGCTGCTCGCCGTCGTTGGAGCAAGCATAATTTCCAGCTTCCCAAGGTCGTTTATCGAGACGGCAAGCTCGTCCGTGTCATTCGTTCCCCAGGATATTTCAGATATGAAATTCCCTCCCGCACCGCCTATTCCAGCGGTGAACGTCAGCGTTCCGAGGGACGTTTCTTCTTCGTCGAGGAATTGATACACCGCCACGGCCTTCGTCGCCGCAGGACGCGCCGCCGCATACCCTTGGCTCTCCGCGACGGTCAGCGTCGTGACGTCAATATCGCTTATGGTCGCCGCTTGTATCAACGCTTCAATCGCCGCCGCGCTGTTTTTCAAGGATGTATCCGACGCGAGCTTGATTGTCGTGTGCGTCCCAGAGACGGCAAGCTCCAAATCGTCTTTCTTGTTCGTCTCGAAAGAGAAGGAAAGCTCGTTTCCGATCATCCCTTCCACGCCGCTTGTGACCGTGAGCGTTTTCCCGGTGCCGAACGTGAATACCCTTGCAGCGGCTACCGCGCCCTGATTAACAGGCGTTGCAGCCACGCCCGAACGAATCCGCGCCCATTGGAACGGGGCGAGATGGTCCGCTATCCCCGCCAGAGAAATAGCGGTATTTGCCGTGACGGTCGATGTCGCTTCCGTCACCGCACTCCCGTCATACCCGTAGAGGTCGAAAAAAGAGACTCGGTCGTGCGATACTTGAAACGTCATGTCCGCCGCACTCCATCCGGTCGGAACAATGACGCCTATTTTGTCGCCGCTCACCGCGAACGGTTCCGTGAGCGCTCCTCTGAATGCCAGCTTCATATCATCACTCCCTTCATGCCCGGACCATCCGCAGCCCGCCTCCGGAGAGGCACGAGCGAAGAAGCCCTTCGATCATGTCGTATCGCGTTCCTGCAGGAGCACCCGCCGCATAGGTGGTCGAAATGGGACCGATGGTCTCCTGTATGATTTGGCCGCCCCGCTCCATGTCAGGCATAAGGTCCATGCCTTGGAAGGCTCGCAGAGCCGCCTCGCAGGTCGCGTATTTCACCGCGTCCGGGACGTCCTCAATAACGAATCCGTCCTCATCGATGGCGTTCCAGCGAGGCCACATGAGCGCCTGAGACGTTCCCTGCCGTCGCCCCAGAAAACGCCCGTTGTACTTCCTGTCGATGAACGCCGTCGCCTTGCGGATCGCCGTTTCACGCGCCGCAATGTTGTCGGCGTCCTCGTTGTCAACTACCCACGCGGTGTTACCCATGCTCGCGTGGTACTCGTCGCAGCCTTCCAGCGTCACATAAGAGTCAGCGTTTGATTTGCCGCTTCCGTCCTCCACTACGAGGCTCATCCTGCTTCACCTCCTCGGGAGGTTCTTTCTCCTGTCCCACAGGCGCAGGCTCCGGTTCCGTGTACAGTTCGTACTTCGTCGCGTCGAACTCGGAAGCCGCAAGCAGCGCCCATCCGCCCTTGAATTTGATCTTTACGTAGTCCATGTCATCACCGCCTCAAAGAAATAAAAAAAGAGGGGCGCAAAGCCCCCCTTTCTACTGAACTGCTCTGACCGCAAGGTTCGGGTTGAGAACCTGCACGCCCCAGAGAGCATCGAGGGCAACCTTGACCGTGGACGTGTCTCCCTCGTACCAGAGACGGCTACGGATGGAGAGGTTCGTCACCGGATCGGCAACGGTGGCGATCTGCGCTCCGAGCCGTCCGCCCATGTCGCTCAGCGGGGCCATGGCGAGCGCGAAGGCGTGGCGGTGGAACGCGATGCACTGGTTCTTCGTCGCTCCCGTCCCGGAAGGCAGAATGACCGTCACAAGGGCGTTTGCGAGGTTATTCTTAGCAAGCGCCGGGTAGATCCCCACGGTCGTAGCGCTGTTGATCTCCACGTCCGCCGTCACACAATACTGCTGAGCGTCTCCTGTAATTTTGATGATGTCGCCGATCTTGAGCGTCTGGGTGTCTGTCAGCGACTTGATGACGATGGACGTGGCACCCTTGTCGGCGTTGGCGTTGAGTGCCCCGGCGGTGTCGGCCATCGCACCGGACGTATGCGCGGGCGTGTTCTGGTTCGCGAAGAACTCGAATCCGTAGCGCGTTCCGAGGGTACCCCGAAGCTGGGTATCGACGCCCACCTGACCGGCCCCGTCAGCAGTAGCGAACGCGGACAGCGCGAGAAGCCCGGCCTCTACGTCACCGTCAACCATGAAGTGAAGGTCATTCATCGGCACCTTGTTGTTGAAAAGCGCCCTGCGCACTCCGGTAATGTCCGCTACTACAGGAGTGCCGCTGATGCCCTCCTTCCAGGGGATTTTCTTGTACAGACCAACAAGGCTCAAATCGATGGCGTCCGCGAGCGCATAAGCCGCAGGTGTGATGTGGTCGGTGATAATCTTCTCTTTCGTGAAGGTCAGTTCCTTGTCTGTCAGACTGAACTTGACCTCCTTCCACGTGTCGAGCGTGATGCTCACATTCTCCGGCGTAAGTTCCTGTGTCGTTCCGCCGGTGCTGGTGTTCACCTCCGTGGCCTCGAAGACCGAGGGGCGCGTGATGTTAATGACGCTGCCCTTCTGCTGAGGGTTAGGATCGTATCCGCGATGGACGCGACCGGCCATACCGAGAGCCTTATTGAGAGAAATCAGCGCTTCCTGCGCGTAAAAAATAGGGTCGTAATTTCCAAGGGTGTTGCTCATTTATTTTTTCCTCCTCAAATTTTAGTTTTATTCCGTGGCGATCTGAAGCTCCTGCCCGGCTTTCTGTGCCGCTTCACGCGCGGCCCTGTACTTCATGGGGTCTTTCGCATCCGCTCTTGACAGGACAAACGTCCCGCTTCTCGGAGCAGACTGATTCGGAGAGAACCCTCCTCCGCTTGCTCCCGTACCTTCAAACGCTCTCGCGAAAATATCCGAGTCGCGCATTTCGGATACGAGGTCTTTGATTCCGATAAACTCTCCCTTGCTGTTCATCCGGGGAGTTCCTTCCTTTCCAATAACACGGACAAGGTACTTCCCGTCCTCCTCAACAACCTTCACAGAAGCCTTCACGTGAGGTAGTAGGAGCTGAGGAATTCCACGAGCCGAAGCTATCGCTTCCGTTGCAGCAGCATCCACAAGATACGACTCCAAAGTTTCTTTCATTTTCTGTACTGCTTCGTCTCTGGACGCAAGTTCTTTCTTGTGGTTTTCGATGAGTTGAGCCTTGAGCTTATCCCATTCACCCTTCTGCTCCAACTTGTTTTTTTCTGCTTCTTCCTGAAGCCTCACCAGTTCGGCGATTTCATCCGGGCTTTTCCCAAGCCCTTCATATTTACGCACAGCCTTTTCGTATTCAGAACGTGCCTTCCTCTCTTTTTCAAGAGCGGACTTCAGCCCGTTCGTATCCTCAAGACCGTCAATCGAAAGGACGTACCCGCCATCCTTTTCCTCGTAAAGCCCCTTGATTCCCTCGTCAAGGCTTCCCCATTCGTCCGCTGTTACCTTCAATTTAAGGCTCACTTACAATCACCCTCCCGGTGAAAAAGCTCCGAAGCGTCACGCTCCGGGCATAAAAAAAGCCGCCTCCCGATCAAAAAATAGGCGGCTCCGTTTCCATGATTCGTTGTTCCGCTATCTTGAAATAGCCATCGTCAAGTTCTATCCCGATGAAGTCCCGTTTCGTTTTCACGCACGCCACGCCGGTAGTGCCGGAACCCATTGTGAAGTCAAGCACCGTTTCGCCCTCGTTCGTGTACGTGCGGATAAGGTACTCCATAAGAGCGACGGGCTTTTGGGTTGGGTGGATATATTTCCCGTCGCTACCCTTGTTGAAAAGGAGTATGGATTGTGGGTTTTTCTCATCGTAAACCCGAACAATTCCATCGTTATACTTCAATGGAGAGGATAAACTTGAACTACAAACCCTTCCCTTGACAGGCTTTCCCCTTTTTTCCATTTGCCTGTTGTATCTGATGCTTCTGTCACCAAAAACAATAATATCCTCATGTCGCATCATGGGGCGATGTTTCGCTATCTGAAACCCGGAAGGCCTATTCTTATCCCACACCCAACAATACTTAAACCACTTCAAGTTACTCATCACCAGCACGCTCGTAAACGGCTGACTCCCGAACAACACAATCGCCCCGTTCGGCTTAATAACCCTTTTCAACTGCTCCCACATTGGCTCAAGCGGTATGACTGAATCCCATTTACAAGCAGTCGTGCCGTAAGGAGGGTCGGCAATAACAGCGTCCACCGAGCCATCGTCAATCTCCTTCATTCGCTCCAGACAATCTCCCAACATCAGCCGTATCGTTGAACGCCTCCCTTCAAGAGGATACAAAAAAGTCGTCTCCGAAGAGACGGCTTGATTTGTGATGACTAAAAGCCCATCCACGAGTCACAAGATGATTTGCGGCTCGTGGACAAGGCACAAAAAAAAGACCGGCCTGGGGAGGCGGCCACAACCCGGCGTCAAGGTAGCGATTTGCCCGGCGCGGGGTTAGACTTGTTTTCTCAACTGTTCCAGCGTCAGCGGATTCCCGCGCTGGTCCACCATGTCGCGCACACTTATCTTTCCCTGCCTCCATAGTTCGGCGCGGCCTTTTCCGAACACTTCATCGGCGTATGAATCCGGCTTTCCAGCTATCCACTTCTCGAAGTTCTGGCTTTCGGGCACCTGTCCGTCCATGCTCGCCCGCGTGGATTCCGGGAATTCGTCTATCGGTATGCCCATTTCGCGGAAGGATTTTGTAATTGGAGTTAAAACGCTTCTGCAATTGTGCGTTATAATGTTGTTGGCTAGATACACACTACTTTCAGTCTGGAGGTTGTAGACATGACCGCTAAATTTGCCAACGCTATAGCTGGTAATCTTGTCGACAAAAGCGGGAATCAAGAATCCCCCAACGTCAAGAAGAAACGAGTTAGCCCCAGAAGGAGCACCATCGACGAATCCTCCGTCATCGACTTTTACAACACTGGAGCTACCATCGCGGAGGTTGGAAGAAAGTTCTGCGTCACTGATAAAGTGATTGTCAGGATTCTCACCGAAAACGGAATCACCACTGAGAATCGAAAGTTCATAAGAGGTCTTCCCTTTGCAGAGATTGCATCCCTCTACGCCGATGGAGTTGGAGCGGCTGGTGTCGCCAAAAAGTTCAATATATCCGCAAGCGTTATCATCAGGCTTCTTCGAGAGAACGGCGTTCACATCCGCAACGCTTCCGAACAGCAACAGGCCAGAATGGACAGAACCCCCTTTCACGAGAGACAACGCCTTGCGGAAAAAGCGAATGCAGCTGTCCGTGGCGTTCCTAAAAAGCGCAGCGAATCCATCAAGATGGCACGAACAAGCTTTCTTAATGGCACCCGAAGGTCTTCCCCGCTTGAGACAAGGCTTGCCGAAATGCTTCTTGAGCGAGGGATTGAATCTCTCCCACAATACCCGGTCGGCCCCTACAACTGCGATCTCGCTTGCTCCCCCGTCGCCGTGGAAGTCTTGGGTGGTAAGTGGCATTGGCATGGAGAGCACAGAGCGCGAGCCAAAGAACGCACTTACTATTTCCTCGATAGGGACTGGCACGTCCTTTATGTTCCCATCGACACGTCCTTCCCCCTCAACGACGCTGTAGCTGATTACGTCGCCAACTTCATTAAGTTTGCTCGCTGGAACCCATCCGCGACTCGTGAGTATCGGGTGGTTTGGGGTGCAGGAGAGTTCGTTGTTGGAGGCTGTCTTGATGAAGACGAGTTCACCTTCGACCCACCGTTTACTAGCCGAAGAAATCCGACCAACGGGAGATACGAGCGCGTCCCCAGGTAAACAATTCCAGTGACGAGGCGGCGGGTCAAGCGTCATCCCATGCCCTATCGGATTGCCATTCAAGTCCCATACCAATCCATCCATAGCGGCACATTCGACAGTTGTGCGTAAATCCAAGGTACTCACCCACTGCAAACCCTCGATTATGTCGGCGTTGTCCTTGTACACGCGCATCCTCGCATCGTTGGCGACCGCCTGAACGCTCGTTCGGATCGTCGCCTCGGCACCGCGCCTCGTTCCCTTCCGAAGGTCGAAGTACGGATTTCCGTCCTCGTCCAGCCCCCCGGTCAAGCGCTTCATCAGTTGGTCAAGCGTCTCTCCCCGCGTCCAGCCCTGCCGTATCTGGTCCTTGAAATTGTTGAACAGCTTCTCGGACTGCCTCGACCACCACTCCGAGGACGGAGCGCCTTCGATGAGCACGTCCGAGGCTATGGCTCCAAGCTGTTCGGCGGTCGCGGGCGTCATGGTCACGAACTTGACTCCGAGCGACTTGTTGAGCATGCTCACGGCCCATTCGCCTTCGATCTCCGCGAGCGACTTCAAGCCCGCTTCCGTGCGCTTGCCTATCCCGTCGTAGCTCGTGGCGATGGTTGCGCGTACCTGCTTGAAAAGCAGTTCGAGCCGTCGCCTCTGGTAGCGCGTCCGGCCCGTGGTGATGTCGCTGTCTTGCAGGTCGTTCCGCAGTTGTCCGAAGAGGCGGTTCAGCATGCGGAAAATCGACTGTTTTTCATGCTCCGAATAGCGAGCCAACGAAATAGCGTGACGGCGTATCTCGTCCGCTATCCGCTCATTGACCGACCTCATAGCCCGGCCCTTCCATCGCTAAAAGTTCTTGCTCCCTCTCCACGTCGAAATCGTCCGGAAGGAAATCCCGGCGCTTCAGTTCCGAAAGGAGGGTCTTGGATGTTATTTCCCCTCCTGCCCGCAGGGCAATCAAAGCTTGTACTTCAGACGCCGCATCCCTCGGAAGAGCGAACTGCCCCTTGATTTCGATTGACCCCCCGTCTGGCAACCCAACCCATTCAGCCATAATCTGTAACGCGTTTTCGAGAGAGTCTTTCAGGCTGAATGCCATCCGCTGGAGGTCGCTTGTGGCCTCCGCATATTTGACCTGGGTTTCTGTTGCTGTCGCATCTCCGGAAGCACGTGGCATCATCATCTGCAAACCCATCATTGCCATTTCTGCCTTGAGGTCTTCCATCCTCTGTCTTCCCGCGTTAATTGCCGCACCGGAATGCTCCACGTAATAGAACCGTCCTGCCGGGTCTGAGGTTGCCAATACAACATTCGGGCCAACCTTTATCTTCGGGTCGCTTTCCACGTCCCAACCGCTGACCGCCAACATGGGAAAACACGCAACCCGGATTGCGTTGTCAACGTCCGAATCCATCTGGTAATTTTGCACATTCTTATACGCCAAATCCAAGAGCGGAGGAATTCCAACCCATGCCCTCACCTTCTTCCCGTAAACAGGGACAAGGGGAACCCGTGTCATCGGAGACATACTTCCCTCCTCGACAAGAATATACTCATCCTTATCCATCATTTCATAGAGCCTGTACCCGCCGGGAATGAGAACCCGAATTCTCTTGCTGAGTTTTTCTCCATACTCTCCATCAGGGACAACCACTTCTTCGCAGAGCCGAGCCATTACGATATTAGAAGCCCTTTTTCCTGTAGTGACTCCGAGGATATTTTCAGCAGGAACCAATCCGAAATACGGTCTTGCCCCAGAAGCCCTCTCTTCTGCAAGACTCACTCCGGGAAGCTGTTTCGGATAATCCACCATAATCCCTGCAAACCCTATTCCAAGAGCTTCGGCAAACAGGTTCGCCGCGAAGTCGTTCAGATGCGTTCCCTGCAAGTCGATATCCTCTGCCCATTCCTGTATCTGCACAGGGACATCTTCCTGTAGCACAAGCGGTTTCGCAAAAGCTTTCCCCACTAGATGCTTCACGGTTGAACCGTAATAGTTCGTAAGCACGGCCCGTTTCAGTCGAATGAGATAATCCTCCTGTAATTCCGCGCCGTATTTCGGGAGGAAAGTTTCTCCTGCCAAACGCATGGCACTCGTTCCACCGAGGAGGGTTCTCACAAGGCCCCAGTTTTTTTCCATTTCCATATAGGCAAACCCGCGAGATGCAACTCCTTCGTTTTTCATTCAATCTCCCCCCCCGAAAAAGTCATTACTGTCGTTGTTTTTTTCGTCCGTTTTATAAGCTTGCTCAAAGCATACCGGAGAGCGTCAATGGCATGATTATGCGCATCGACAATAACAGGCAACACCTCTCCCGTTCTCTGGTCAACCTTATACTTGTACAGTCTCGTCTCTTCTGCAAAATGACGGCATCGCTCGTGAACCACAATTTTTTCATACGACCTGAGATAAGCTATTCCGTCTTCCACCGACCCGCCCCACTTCGGAGCAGATGAAATATTGAACCCGGCCCGCTTCATATAACTCACCGTCTCCGGTCTGGCTGAATCCGCGAAGATAGGCCATTTCCTCGATTCCGGGACGCGATCGAAAAGCTCCGGAGTTTTGTCGATGTCGCATCCGATGGAATAAGCTTCGTGGTCGATGTAGAGTGTCTTGTCAACAACGAAACACCGCACCAGCACCGTTGGATCTTGCGAAAACCCCCAGTCGGCGCCGAAGTAGAAGCGGTCTACGCTCGAAGGAGTTTCGAACGGTCGTACCTCGACCTTCCCTCGCAGGATAACGGCGTCGCCAATAGAGCGCGTCTCTCCCTCCCAGACGTGCGCGTAAGCGTCCGGGTCAACGCGCTGTAAATATTCCATCTCGTCTCGGAGCACCTTGGGAAAATGGGGGTTATCGCGCCACGACACTTTTTTTACCACGGTGTTCGGCGGCGGGGTGAGAACAAACTTGCGATAGGTCGGATCATCGTCGTCCATCGGGTTGAACGTCATCCATATCTCAGAGTTGGCCTGACGGATCGTCGGAATCAGAACGGCCCAGGATTCTTCACTTACGCTCTGAGCTTCTTCAACCCAACAGTAATCCACGCCTTCCGTTGATTTGATCTCCTGCACGTTGTGGCGTAACCCCTTGAAGATAAACTCGCTGCCGTTCAAACCGATAATCCGCGTCTTCTGGACTTCATACCAATGCGAGAATCCAAGAGCCTCTATTTGCTCTCCGAGAAGCTTGTGTACGCTGTCAGCTATAGAGGTCTGGAATTCTCTCGCGCACAGCACGCGAATCTTCCGCTCAAGGGCCTTGATGAGCAAGGCGCGGGAGACCATCCAGCTCTTCCCGCCTCCTCGCCCGCCGTAGTAGACCTTGTAGCGGGCGGGACGGAAGAGGGCTTCGAAGGCCGGAGGGAACTTAATCAGCCTCATCCGAGAAGATCACCTTGATTTCGGGCGGATGGATCGGTGCACCGTTCGGACCGGTGATTTCGCGCCGTTCGAGGAAGTCTCCTTCTGACTTCGCGAGGAGTTCTGAAGCCTTGAGGCGGTCAACCTCTTTCCTATCTTCATCCCGCATCATCGACGTCCAGAACCGCTGACGTTCTTCCCGCGTTGCGATCAGAGACGCGAGGCGCTTATCTTCGCGCTCTTTAAGGGCCGCAGCAATTTTAGGTTTTTTGAGGTTTTCGGCTCCGATAAAAGCTGCGGTCTTTGGACTGTACCCTGCTTGCAAGGCGGCTTCCGTGGCGTTCCCACAATACGCCTCAACAAAAGCCCTCTGCCGCGCATTGAGCGCCATTTTCACCACCCTCCTTTCGGAACCCTCCTGCGGACATAAGAAAACGCCCCTGCCGGGATATTATCCGGCGGGGGCGCTTCTTTTCCGGGGAACGGTCGCTTCCCTTTTTTTCCACGGTGATAGTATAACCACAGATTCGGCGAAAAGGGGGTCAAAAAGGGGGTCAACTTTCGGAGAATCCGAGAAATCGAGCCCCGCACAGCACGAGGAAACGCCTCATCCTCTTGCGGGTGCTCTCGGAGATCCCCATCTCCATTTCCACGGACGGCCACTTCAGCCGCTGCCGGTACTTCAGTTCGAACAGCTTCACATGATCCGGGTTGGCCTCGTCGAGAAAGGCCAGCATGTACTGGATCGGCCGAACCCGCAGACGGTAGATCGCTATTTCCTCCTCAAGCGCCTCCTGACGCTCGATATACATCCAGATCGGGTCTGAATAGCCGCCGCCCACATCCACTCGCTCCTTGAAATAGGAGGGAGACCGCAGGACCGAGAGGTTGCTCTTTCTGTTCTCCAGATTCCCCAGGTGGTGGAGGTTCGAGCTGAAGGCGTAAAATTCCCGTTCAACCGCCCGAAATATAGGATCTGCGAGAAGAGCCAGCGGCCTCACCCCTTTCCGTGCCCCGCTTCATCGCCTGGACGTATATGTTATCCATCCCAAGAAACCACTCGAAAAACTTTATTTTGTCGATGATATAGGCACGGCCGTATCTATCCCCTATGTTTTTGGCTATCAGATACGCCGTCGGGGCTCCGATAATTCCATCCGTCAATTTCACCAGTTCCTTAGCTAGAAAACCATCCGGCCATTTTGAAGCAGGTACTGGGTGCTTTAGTTCTTTGTTTTTTAGTGCGTTTCCCAAGTCCTTCACTCCCTTCCCCAGGGAATGAACCCTTCAGACTTGAACACGATCCACGAGCCTATCGTAAATATCGCGCTAAACATCCCCAGTACAAACCCACCCACGAAGGAGAGGATCATTTCCCCGTACTCCCGAAGCCAGCCTCCCCGCGCTCCGATCCGGGGAGGCTGTCAACCGCCATGAATGATGGCAATCCAACAGGCACTATCACGAGC